CTTTGTACGATTACGGTTGTGATGGATGGAGTGATGCTTACATAGATGAATATGTTGAGGAAGATGTACCAGAAGTTTGGGAAACTGATGAGGAAGATATTGAATCAGTATACGTCTTGGAAGAGCCAGAAGTTTTCCAAGTAATAGAGATAGAGTCATTAGATGACTACACTTTAATCTCTACTACAATAGAAGAAGCCATACCAGAGATGGAAGACTTGTTTGAGGAAATAGCACAAGAAGAATTAATAGAGGAAATAGAAGCAGAGTTAGAAGAATTTTTAGAGCCTGAAGTAGAAAAAGAACCTTTAGAAGAGGAACTTGATGAGCCAGAGCCAGAAGAAGACACCGTACAAGAAGAACAAACAGAAGAAGAGCCAGAACAAGAGGCGGTAGTAGAAGTTGTAGAAGAGCCCAAGCTAGTACAGAAAAAGAAAGAGGCTAGTAAAAAAGAAAAGATGCGTGAGATTATAGGTAACAAGCTAAAGAATCTTGCAGTAGAAATGGGTGAAGCTGCATCACTAGAAGAGCAACAAAAACTACAAAGTCTAATATTAGCTCTCTTAAACTTTAACGCTGGTTTTAATACTTACAATACACAACTACTTATTGATGGTGTGTTTTATAAAGACAAAGGTATATATTTAGACAAAGATATACCAGACAATCAAAGAGGATTAAGAAACGGTTTGGCTAACGAAATACTACACAATAAACTAATGGACCTACAATGGCAGAAATAGAGTACGCGGGAGTCAAGGTAGGGGGTAGTAAGGCTCTACTAATAATACCCCTCTTAGGGACAATCCTTGGAGCTCTGTGGGGTGGTTTTGAAGTATATCAAAGATACTTAGATATGGAAGCTAAGATTGCTGCATTTGAGTCACCTGATTTATCTACTATAGAAAAAGATTTAGCAGTTATAAATGAGCATATGTCTACAGTAAATACACATATGGAGTTTGTCAGTAAAGAAATTGATTTGTTTAAAGAAGAAATTGCCTTAATTAAAGATAATGTTGATGAACAAATTAAATATGTAAAGGAAGTCAAAGTAGAAGTTAGAGAAGATATGCGACACCTTGAAAGTATTGTTAATGATGTTGAATCAGATTTACAAGAACAACAAAAAGATATTAAAGAAATGATTGACATTGCTGAAAAAAGATTTGATGACAGAAGAGATTCTCTTTATTCTGATACAGATAGGAAGATTAAAGAGTTAGAAGAAAGGCTCGGTAGTAAAATACAAAGAGCTTTAGATAATCCACTAGCAAACTAAGGAGATATTATGGGATACGGTAAAACACCTTATAAAAAACCTAAAGGCAAGAAGAAGAAAAAATAATGACACTTACTAAAAGACAATTAGCTACTCTAGATAAACATAAAGAACACCATAGCAAAAAACATATGGAAGAAATGAAAAGGCTTATGAGAAAAGGCTTGAGCTTTACTGAGTCACACAGAGTAGCTATGAAAAATGTGGGGAAGTAAATGGAAGATGAACTTAGAAGAATGCAATTGCAACTAGAAAAACACGCAGGTCAAATAGCAAAGTTGTTTAGCAAGATTGATGATACTAATTTATGTATACAAAAGATTAACACTTCTTTGCTTCAGATTAAATGGGGTGTCTTTGGTGCATTTGCTTGGTATATTATAGGACAAGTAGGAATTATAGAAGCATTGAGGTTAGCAATATGATAGCATTCTTAACTAATGTAGCACCTATAGCTTTAGGTTTTGTAGCTAAGTTGTTTGCACTTAAGAGCCAAGCAGCAGCAGAAAATCAAAAGTTAATGATACAGAACTTGCAAGCACGCAATGATTCTATAAACCAAGCAAGAGACAAGGCAGACAAAGAAAGTCCTATGGCTGCACTTAACAGACGAGTTATTATATTTGTTATATTAGCACTAATTATATTTACTCAGGTAGCTCCAGTTTTCTTTAATGTGCCAACAGTAATACCTAATACTATAGAAGGATTTAGTTTCTTTGGTATACAGTTTACACCAGACATAGTAGAGTATATAGAAATACAAGCAGGCTCAGTTTTAAAGATGGATGAAATCTTTGGATGGGCAACAATGATTATAGAGTTTTACTTTGGAGCTCAACTAGCAAAAGGAAAATAGATGACATACAGAGAACTAATAAATCAAGTATTAATAAGACTAAGAGAAGACACAGTAGCTTCTGATTGGTCTGGAGCTATTAACGATAGTTCTACAGTAAACGATTATCAGAAAGTTATAGGCTCTTTAATTAACGATGCTAAAAGAAGTATAGAGTCTTACCACGATTGGTTAGTTCTAAGAGAAACGGTTAATGTTTCTACTGTAGCATCTACAAAGAATTATAATTTATCTTCTGGTCAAGAGTTTAAAGTGTTAGACGTAACAAATAATTCTACTGGTAATACTTTGTCACCGGTGACACAACATTACATAAACAGTATTAAGTATCCTACTGACCCTACAGGAGAACCTAGTTACTATGCTTTTAACGGGGCAGATAGTTCTAATAATCTTAAAGTAGATTTATCTCCTATACCTACAGAAGCTCAGACAATATCTTTTGATATAGTTAAGTATCAAGACGAATTAACCTCGTCTACTACAAGTATTAAGATACCGTCTAAGCCTGTAATCTTAGGTGCTTATGCTCGTGCTGTAGCAGAACGTGGTGAAGATGGTGGAACACAATCATCTATAGCTGCACAAGAAGCAGCAAGCTCTTTAGCACAAGCAGTGATGTTAGACAGTGGAAACACTCAATATGAAAACGAATGGTTTGTAACTACTAATTACCAATAATGGCTAAGCAATTACAGTATCAGTCCTTAACTAACATAGGTCTTAACGGATTAAACACACAAGCTAATCCTGCGTCATTAGACCCATCTTATTTAACTAAGGCAGAAAATGTTGTGATTAGAGAATCAGGTCGTATATCTCTACGCAAAGGATTTAAACAAAAAATAGCACCTAATGTTGCAGCTCCTAATGGAGTTGCTATTAAAAGTATTATAGAACATCAAGACGGTCAAGTTAAAAAAATATTTGCTAGTCACGGTACAAGTATATACACTGTAGATTTTACAACACCTGATGCTGCGTTTCCTACAGGAAGTGCGGACACAAAACACACAGTTACGGGTACAGATGGTAATTGGCAGTTTATAAACTTTAATGGTAGACTTACTTGTTTACACGAAGACACAGTACCGCAGAGATACGATGGTACACAAAGTTCAGGTTCTAAGTGGGCAGCTTTTGATAATGCTACTAGACCTGCTACTGTATCGTCAGGTGAATTTAAACCTAGTTGTGGCGTAGGATTTTATGGTCGTATGTGGGTTGGTGGTGTAGCAGAAGAAAAAGATGTATTACATTACTCTGCTCTGTTAGACTCTGATGACTATACTACAGGAAACGGTGGTGGTTCTTTTGATTTAAAGAAAGTTTGGGGTAGGGACGATATAATAGCTATTGCTCCGTTTTATGGACAACTTGCTGTATTTGGTAAGAACAACATAGCTATATATGAAAGTCCTGATGTTGTAGGTAGTATGAAACTTAATGAAGTTATACGAGGAGTAGGTTGTGTAGCTAGAGATTCAGTACAACACATTGGAGATGATTTAGTATTCTTATCTTCTACTGGTCTTAGGTCACTAGCTCGTACATCTGAAAAAGATAAAGTACCACTAACTGATTTATCAGTAAATGTTAAAGATACATTAATTAGAAACATAGGTCAGAGTACAGAAGTTAAGTCAGCTTATATAGAGAACGAAGGAATATATGTAATGACTTTTACTGCTAGTAACATTACTTATGTCTTTGACTTTAAACATTTAACTCCTAATCAAGCTCCTAGAATAACTACTTGGACATTTGATTTAGATAGAGAACCTGCAAGCATAGCTTACACAGATACTTACGGTATGTTAGTAGGACAGAAAGACGGAAGTATTGCTACTTATGAAGGATATTATGATTCAGACTTAGCAGCTAATGGCACTACATATAGTTATGCTTCTTATACAGGTAGCTTTGAAACTACTTGGGTAAATCTAGGAGAGTCTGTAGGTGCGTCTCTGTTAAAAAGATTATTTATGGTTATAGAAGGTGGCTCTGGTGCTAACTTAGGATTAAAATGGTATAAAGATTATAGTTCTTCTCCGTCTAAAACTACATCTATAACTCTAAATCCTACAACTACAGGTACAACATCTTTATGGGGGGCGTCAAGTTCTTTATACGGAGCTCTAAATGCAAGTGGTGCTCACGCAGGTAGTGGACACAATGCTACATTACACTCGGTTGCGTCTACATATAAACCTGTATATGGATTACAAGAATATAAGACACCTCTTACAGGTTCAGCAAAAAATTTAAAAATATCTATAAGCATTCAAAGTAATGGTTATGATGCGTCTTTACAAGACTTAACACTTTTACATAAACAAGGGAAAATAAGATAATGGCAGACTATTCAAAAGTTGTGGCTTGGTCAGGCAAAGATAATTTAGCTGACTCAGATGCAGCAAAAGTAATATCCGGGGCTGATTTTCACACTGAATTTTCAGCAATAGAAACAGCAGTAAATACTAAAGCAGACATTAATGGGGATGCTTCAGAAGCATTTAGTGCAACTACTGCTTCAGCAAATACAAACACAACACAAGTAGCAACAACAGCTTATGTTCAAACTGAGATAGGAAATTTAGGTACGAACGGAGATGGTGCTAGAACAGTTAGCACTTCTGCTGCAAGTGGTGGGTCTAACGGAGATATTTGGTATCAAGTAGCAAGCTAATATGACTTTAAAGATAAACGATTCTGGAACTTGGAAAGA